CCGCCGCCCAACAGCACGGGCAAGCCTGCGTACTACGCCATTTTTGATAATGCAACTATGTTGTTGGGGCCGACTCCGAACGCTAACTACACAGCAGAACTGCATTACTATTATTACCCTACTTCTATCGTTTCATCTTCAACTTCGTGGCTTGGCGATAATTTTGAGACGGTATTGCTGTATGGCTCGCTCAGGGAGGCATATACCTATCTCAAGGGCGAAGCCGACATGATGCAGTACTACGACCAGAAGTATCAGGAAGCCGTTGCTCAATTGAAGCGTCTGGGCGATGGTCTGGATCGTCAGGATGCGTACCGTTCTGGACAAGTTAGGGTGCAGGTCACATGAGTTTTGCCGGTGACGTAGAACTTGGGCATGTGTTTGTCCAGACCACGAGCAACCGGGGGTATACCCCGGAAGAGATTGCTGAACGGGCTACCACCCGCATTCTTCGTGTACAAACGGAGAAAGAACTAAACCGGGTACTTGTGAAGTACCTGCAAGAAGCGCAAGAGTCTGAACGGATGAATGCGCGTCGTGTTCTTATTGAAAACGGATTCAGTGATGCTGCAAAGCATCTAGGAGATTGAGATGGCTATTTCTCAGGCAATGGTGACATCGTTCAAGGTCGAGATTCTGGACGGTATCCACAACTTCGGAACCGGCGTGATTCGGGCTTCGACGGCTGCGGATGTCTTCAAGATTGCGCTATATACGTCCTCCGCCACGCTCGATGCTTCAACTACGGCGTATACCACTTCAAACGAAGTGTCTTCGTCTGGTACGAACTACGTGGCGGGCGGCAAAACGCTGACGATCTCGCAGGCTCCGACTTTTACGAGTACGACTGCTTGGCTCGACTTCGACGACATCACTTGGGACAGCGCCACGCTGACTTCCAACGGTGCGTTGATCTACAACGCTACGCAGAGCAACAAGGCTGTGGCAGTTCTGGCGTTTGGTGGCGATAAGACCTCGACGGCGGGTAACTTCACCATCCAGTTCCCGGCTGCGACTTCGACGACCGCGATCCTTCGTATCGCCTAATTAAGTTAGGCAAAGGGCCGTGGCAGGCGTCATAGTCGCCTTCGACGGTTGGAACGCTTCCGGTGTAGGCTGGGGCGAACAAGGTTGGGGCGAAGGTGTTGGCAATCTTACTGCAACGGGTGCGGTAGGGTCTGTTGTTGTCTCAGCCCAGTCGATTGTCCCCGTCACGGGTGTTCAGGCCACTGGACAGATCGGCACCGTAGTTGTTGCGGCCTCGGCAGTCGTACCGGTTACAGGGGTTTTGGCTAATAGTGCGGTTGGCACCGTATTTGTCGTCACCGACCAAGTTATCTCCGTCACGGGTGTTCAGGCCACTGGACAGATTGGCACCGTAGTTGTTGCGGCCTCGGCAGTCGCGGTTGTTACCGGGGTTGAGGCTTCGGGTGCCGTTGGCACCGTATTCGTTAAAACGGATCAAGTCCTTGCCGTTACCGGCGTTCAGGCCACAGGGGCGGTCGGCACCGTCACCATCAATGCGGCGGCGAATGTCGTCGTTACGGGCGTAGCCGGTACAGGGGCGGTTGGTAACGTTCTCGTTGCGGCGGCAGCGACCGCTGCTGTCACAGGCGTTCAGGCTGCTGGTGCCGTAGGCACGGTCTTTGTCGTCACGGATCAGGTTCTTGCTGTCACAGGCGTACAAGGCACCACGGCGCTTGGGACGGTCGAGGTTCTTCTTAGCATCGTAATACCCGTCACGGGTGTATCGGCAAGCGGTGCAGTCGGCACGGTTACTACATCCGCAGGGGCAAATGTTGTAGTCTCTGGGGTGGTTGGGACTGGCGTAATTGGTACAGTAAACATATGGAGCCAGATAAATACCAATCAGAACGCGAATTGGACTGACGTAGGCACTTCTCAAACGGCAAATTGGAACGAAATTAGTACGTCGCAGACCCCAAATTGGACACAGATTGCGGCGTGAGGTAATGACACATGGCTAGTACATACAGCACCAACCTTGCTATTGAACTGATCGGTACGGGCGACCAAGCAGGTTCTTGGGGTAATACCACGAACACCAACCTTGGAACCTTGATCGAACAGGCGATTTCAGGTTACGTCACTCAGGCCGTTTCAACCGGTACTGATACCACGATCACCATCCCGAACGGCGCGACCGGTGTCGCCCGTAACATGTACATTGAATTGACGGGAACAGGTGGGGCCAGCACGAATCTCATCGTCCCTGCCAACAAGAAACTTTACTTTATCTTCAACAACACTTCGTCCGGCCAAGTTACCGTCAAGGTCTCGGGTCAAACCGGCGTGTCGGTGCCGAATAAGGCCAAGATCATTCTGGTCAGCAACGGCACGGATGTAGTTGACGCGACGAACTATATTGGGAACATCAGCGCGGCCAGCGCAAATATCACAGTTCTAACTTCTGCTTCGGCCACGATCACCAACCTGATTGCCACTTCCGCCAGCATCACCACTCTCACTAACAATCCTACTTTCTCCGGCGGCACCGCCAACGGCGTGCTGTACTTAAACGGGTCGAAGGTGGCGACCAGTGGGAGTGCGCTGACGTTTGATGGAACGAATTTGGGAGTTGCAGTTACGCCGAGTGCGTGGGGAAGCATATTTAGAGCCGTTCAAGTTGGCACTGGTGGTTCAATTTTTGGTCGCTCAAGTGGCAACCAAGACGTTTTCCAAATGGGAGCAAATGTTTTTTGGGATGGTTCTAATTGGAAATATATTGGGAATGGGGCTTCTACAAGATACGAACAAGCAACCGGCACTCACGTTTGGTCTTATGCCGCCTCTGGAACCGCAGGGGATACCATTACTTTCACTGAGGCGATGACGCTAAATGCGAGTGGCAACCTCGGCATCGGGACGAGTTCGCCTGCGTATAAGTTGGATGTAAATACTGGACAGATCCGCGCTAATGAAAGTTCAACCGGATCAGGCGATGGCGGTTTAATTGCAGGAACTGTTAGCGCAAACGGCAATGCTGGTGTTTTGTTTCAAACAAACGGGGCGTCCCGCTGGAACATTACTACGCTTGGAACTAACGGCGCATCACTTCGCGTTTACAACTACGCACTTGCCTCGACCGTAGCCACATTTGACTCCTCCGGCAACCTCGGCTTGGGCGTCACGCCGAGTGCGTGGGGTACGACAAAGGCGCTGGAATTTAGTTACGGGGCTTTTTCTGCTAATTCTTCACTGGGTACTGATGTTTCTGGTAATTGCTATTACAACGGCACAAACTGGATTTATCGCGTCACAGGGGTAGCACTCCGATACAACCAAGCCACTGCTGGACACAGTTGGCATGTGGCCTCCGGCACCGCAGGCGACGCGATCAGCTTCACGCAGGCGATGACGCTGGATGCGAGTTCTAATTTATTTGTAGGTGGTACAACTGGTAGCGCAAAACTAAACCTTCAAACAACTACAAACAGTTCATCTGATAGCGAATATATACGTCTTTATAACGCAGGTGAAAACGTTGGTTATATTTCGTGGATTAACGGCAATGGAGATTTGGCGCGAATTACCGGAACCAAGACTGGCGGCGGCGCGTCTGCAAATGATGGAATTTTAACTTTCTCCACTGCGCTTGACGCATCTCTAACCGAACGCGCCCGCATCACGAGCGGGGGTGATTTTTTAACCGCTGGGAAAACCACGGCAAGTTCTACAACGGTTGGCGCAGAATTGTTGGCAAATGGACAGATAAATACCGCAAGCGCCAATATAGATAACTTAAACCTTTATAACACAACTGCCGCTGCTTATCGGTTTTACGTCAGTCCCGGCGGAACTGTTTTTGCCACTAATACGACCATTAGCGCCATTTCAGACCAGCGACTAAAGGAAAACGTCCGCGATTTGGATGTTGGCCTTGATGCGATTATGGCATTGAAGCCTCGCAAGTTTGACTGGAAGGAAGGAAAGGGGCAGGACAAGAAAGACGTTCGCGGTTTTATCGCTCAAGAGTTTGAGCAGGTATTCCCTGACTTAATTGACGAGTGGAAAGACCCGGCACCAGAAGGCGAGGAGCCATACAAATCCGTGCGTCAAGATTTGATTCCGGTGCTAGTAAAAGCCATTCAAGAACTGTCCGCCAAAGTCGCCGCATTGGAGGCCAAATGAACACCGGCCTCCTAATCTTGTTTTGCCTGCTGCAAGCCGCTGACGTTTACACGACGCTGACGGTACTCAAGCAAGGCGGCAGGGAGTTAAACCCCGTGCTGGCGAAACTCTTTGCCAAGTTCGACCCGTTGCCTGTGATGGTCGGCATCAAGTTGGTCGGCGTGTGGGCGTTGTGGTACGTCAATTCGTGGATGCTCACGCTCGCGGCGTGTGGTGTTTATGCTTATGTTGTGAGCCAAAACTATGGAGTAATGACCCGTGGACGTTGAACTGAAAGTATCGCTTGAGGAAGCCGTTGCCATCGTGAACTTGCTGGGGTCACTCCCGACCTCGCAGGGCGCACACCCGCTTTGGGCCAAACTCAAGGAACAGGTTGAGCCGCATCTGCCGAAGGAAGAACCGAAATGACCACGATCACTTGGAACATCAGCCAACTGAACTGCTTGCCGCAAGCCCCCGAAGGCGCGGATTACGTCGTCACGGCGCACTGGCAGTGCAACGGCGTGGATGGCAACTACTACGGCAGCGTCTATAGCACCTGCTCGTTCCCGGTCGTGGAGGGTACGTCCTTCACCCCGTATGCCAATCTCACGCAGGATCAGGTGCTGGGCTGGATTTGGGCGAGTGGCGTGGACAAAGACGCTACGGAAGCCGCTGTAGAGCAGCAAATCCAGAACCAGATCAACCCGCCGATTGTGACCCCGCCGCTGCCGTGGGTGACGCCATGATTAAACTAGAACTGTCCATTGAAGAAGTGAACGCAATCCTGCAAGTGCTAGGCGACTTGCCAAGCAAGACGGGGGCGTGGCCGCTCATCGTCAAGATCAAGGAGCAGGCCGAGCCGCAGGTGCCAAAGCCGGATGAAGTAAAGCAATGACATCGGTACAAGAACTGGAAGTTACCGTGACCAGCCACATTGATGTCTGTTCGGTACGGTACGAAGCAATCCATGCCCGTTTAAAGCGTCTGGAGAGACTCGTGATCTCAGTCGGAGGCACGGTCATTCTGGTGCTGGTCGGTGCGTTGGGTTCTATGGCAATGATGCTGGTGGAGGCATTGCAGAAGTGACTGAAACGACCGACATCGAAATGTTCAAGGCGCAGGTGCGAGCCGAGTTGAATCGGCTTGAGGCGCAGTCTTCGGCAAAAGAAGTCGCAGGCAAGGCCATTGGTAAAGATGGCCTCAAGTACATCACGGTCATCGTGGTCATCGGTGTCGTTTCCAGTCTTGCTTTGGAAGGCGAGAAGATTGCGGCGGTAATGGGCCTATTGGGCGCGTCACTGACCGCGCTGATCTCCATGCTCAACAACATTGCCGGGGCGAACGAGAAGGAAGACAAGCCTGAGTTTGGCGTAATCAAGGAATTGATTAACAAACTGGATCGACTTGACCGTAAGGAAATGCCGATGCGTGTCGATGTCGAGGGCGACCATGTGACTGTCACGAAGGGCGACGACGTAGTGAGGGCAAGCAAATGATGACCATGATTAGCACGTTTTTATCGTTCCTTGCGGGTGGACTGCCAAAGATTCTGCAAATCTTCCAAGACCGACAGGACAAAAAACATGAACTTGCTTTGGTCGCAGCCCAAAAAGAGCGTGAGTTAGCCCTTGCAGAGCGTGGGTTTATTGCGCAGGCACGGGTTGAGGAAATCAAACTGGAGCAAATCCAGACGCAGACGGCTGCTGAGGAACGCCAAGCCCTGTACAACCACGACATTGAGATTGGCAAGGGCGCGAGTCAGTGGATGATTAACCTGCGAGCCAGCGTCCGTCCTGTCGTGACGTACATTTTCGTGCTGGAGTTGGTTGCGTTGAACGTGGCTGGCGTTTGGTATGCCTACACGACCGGCATCCCCTTTGCGATTGCGATGGAAAACGTATTTAGCGACGATGAGATGGCAATTCTGGCGTCCATCATTGCGTTCCATTTTGGTGGCAGAGCGTTCTCGCAAAAATGATTGGGGTATACGCAATCAGGAATGTCGTTGCCGGAAAGGTATATATCGGCAGTAGTGGCAATATTAAGAAAAGGCTTATCTGCCAAAAGTCATACTTAAAGAACGGAAATCACCCGGCTACCATTCGTTCTTTGCGTGGAGCCAAGCAAGACATATCTCAATTTTCGTTTGATGTTGTCTGCGAAACGGAAAATATTGATCAGGCAAGAGAATTGGAAGACTTCCTTCTTGCAGAGATTCCGCAAGATCAACTTTATAACCTTGCTCTGGACTACACTGGCGGCAAGGTAAAGCGCATTAACTTGGAGCGGTATCGTGATGGCGCTGCCAAGCGTCTTTCTGACCCCGAGTTTAGAAACAAGTTAAGTCAATCCTGCAAAGGAAAGCGCCAAATCGTTACTTGCCCAAAGTGCGGTGTATCAGGTGGTGGCGGCAATATGCGCCGATATCACTTTGACAGGTGCAGGAATGAAAGTAAGTCCTGAACTGATTAAACTTGTAAAACACCACGAAGGTGTCCGAACGCGCCCATATCAATGTCCGGCGTTAATTTGGAGCGTGGGCGTGGGCCATGTGATTGATCCGACCCATGCGGCGGTGAAGTATGAGGAGCGCAAGAGTCTACCGATACCCGCAGGCTGGGATCGCGCCTTCACGATGGACGAAGTGGATCGGATTCTTTCTCAAGACCTTGGTCGGTTTGAGCGTGGTGTGGTTCGACTTTGCCCTGCTGCTGTTGGTCGTCAGGGAGTCTTTGATGCTCTCGCATCTTTTGCCTTCAACGTGGGTCTCGGCAATCTCCAGCGTTCTTCCCTTCGGATGAAGACCAACCGGGGTGATTTTGAAGAAGCGGCAGAAGAATTCATGAAGTGGACGAAGGCGGCTGGAAAAGTCCTTCCGGGATTGGTTAAACGCAGGCAAGATGAACGTGCGTTGTATTTGTCTGGAGTGTCGTGATGCCATTACAGAAGTTACAACTTCGCCCCGGCGTTAATAGAGAAACGACCGATTATGCCGATGAAGGCGGGTTCTTCATTTCTGAAAAGGTCCGCTTCCGTGGTGGGTTCCCCCAGAAGATCGGCGGCTGGCAGAACATCACATCGAACGGCAACACCTTCGATGGGGTGTGCCGGTACATGTGGAACTACGTCACCCTGCTTTCGCAGAACCTGCTGGCGCTTGCCACTAACCAGAAACTCTATGTCGAACT